ACACAGCACGGACGCCGCAGGTAAGGGCGCGGGTGCAGCCCGGCGCGGTGGTGCACACGTACACGCCGCAGGCACCGCAGGTACGCGCCAGCGTCAAGCCCGCCCAGGTGGTGCACACCTACACCGGCCTGGTGCCGGTGGTCACCGCGGGCGCGAGCGTTGTGGCCGTGGTGACGAGTCACAGTTACCTCGGGCGTGCGCCGCAGGTAAGGGCGCAAGTCAAGCCCGCCCAGGTGACGCACACCTACACAGCACGGACGCCGCAGGTAAGGGCGCGGGTGCAGCCCGGCGCGGTGGTGCACACGTACACGCCGCAGGCACCGCAGGTACGCGCCAGCGTCAAGCCCGCCCAGGTGGTGCACACCTACACCGGGCGCACGCCGAATATTACGACGGGCGCGGCCGTGCTGGCACCTGTGCCGACGCACAGTTACCTCGGCCGTGCGCCGCAGGTGAGAGCGCAAATCAAGCCGCCGCAGGTTGCGCACGTCTACAGCTCAGCAACGCCGGCAATGGTCCGAACGATTCGCCCGGCGCAGGTGGCGCACACCTACACAGCACGGTCGCCGCAGGTAATGGCGCGGGTGCAGCCCGGCGCGGTGGTGCACACGTACACGCCGCGGGTGCCTGCTTCGAGCTCCGGTGGCACCCTGGCCATTTACGGCTGGGGCGCTCGAAACAAGATCGGCAGCGCTAGTGCCAGCGACCGATGGCAGCGCATCGGCAGTGAGACGGCGATAGTCGGCAAGTGATCGCGATCAAGGGCGTGCCTCGGCCGGGGAAGTCGATACTCGGCAGGCCGACGATGCAGAATGTAAATCATAAGGGCGCGACGCTGATGCCGTTTGCGCAGGCGGACCATGAATCTGCGCGCGTCACGCGGTCATGGGTAACTGGAAAACTATATGAGCATTGATCTAACAGCAGTCACGCAAACCGTTCTGACCGCAAACACGCTGGTCTTCGGTGCCGAGGGTGTGGGTGGAGCGCCGCAGCTCTACGCCCAAGGCGGCGTAGGATCGTTCTCGACGCTTACGGCGAGTGGGGCGGCTACTGTTGGCGGTGGCCTAGCAGTAACAGGGGCAATCTCAGCCACAACCATCCAAGTCGCCGACGTGATTGATTTCACCAATGCCGACCAAAGAACTCAAATAGGTTTTGAAGCCGGAAAGTATGATTTAGGACAGTTTAATACTTGGGTTGGGTATCAGGCGGGGTCTGCTAGTAGCGCTACGGGAAAAACAAGTGCGGCGGATAATAACAATGGTATTGGTTATCAGTCCCTCCTCTTCAACGAAACCGGTGCATCAAACAATGCGCTGGGAGTTAATGCCCTCTACGGCAACAAAGGCGGTTCCAACAACAATGCAATTGGGCATGGTGCCCTCGTAAGCAACGTCAACGGTTCCAACAACAATGCAATGGGATCTAGTGCGGGCAGATACCTAACAGACGGCACGACTGTCAATGCGGCACCTGATAACTCTGTATTCTTGGGCCATGGCACAAAAGCCCTAGCGGATTCACAAACTAATCAGATAGTCATCGGATTCAGCGCTACAGGTATTGGTTCCAATTCCGTGGTCTTGGGTAATGACAGTATCCTTTTTACGGCGCTGAAAGGCAGCGTCGGCATCGGCAAGACGAATCCCGCGACCCAATTAGAAATATCCACAGACGGCGCCACAAAGCCGTCCACAAATACGTGGACCATTGCCTCAGACGAGCGCCTGAAAACCGACATCACCCTCGCGGACCTCGGCCGTTGCTATGAAATTGTGAAGGACCTCCCCCTTAAACGCTATACGTGGAAAGCGAGCTCGTACACGCTCGGTGATGTGAAGGACAGAGCAAAGCTGGGTTGGATTGCGCAGGATGTCCAGCAGGTATTTCCAAAGTCCACGCCGACCAGGAAATTCGATTTCGTCCCTGAAGATGATGGGTTTGAGGAGGTAAAAGAGCAGGTGACGATAGACGAGGCGAGGACCACAGAATCAACCAGCATTGAGATTATCGACGGCATTCCGACCCGGAAAATGACCAGCACAACTGAGACCGTCACAGTCCCGCAGTTTGATGAAGTTGCCGTAGTGGACGAGATGGGAAGGCCTGTGATTGTTGATGGCGCGCCTATGATGCACGCGGTTCCGCGGATGCGTACTGTATCCAGGCCGAAAACAAAAACCGTCACGATTGACGATTGCCTCTCCCTGAATTCTGACCAGATCTATGCGGCGATGTATGGAGCGATTCAAATGCTCATCGCTAAAGTTGAAGCCCTCGAAGCGCGCTAACGAACAATGGGCCTACTCACGTGGGGCGGCGACCCCTTGGCCTGGGGCCCGGAAGAACTGCTGTGGGGTCCTGTCCCGGCCGGGGGTAGGGGGAAAAGGCTCAGATGGCAGAGCATCGGCAGTGATACGGCGACAGACAGTCATGACCGGATCGGTAGCCGATTGGCGAATAAACCAACCGGCAAAATCGGGAGCGACGAATAGTGCAAGAAGAATTGATCGCCGGCGATACGCTGGATTTCACAACCAGCGTGCCGGATTACCCGCCCGCCGACGGCTGGACGCTCAAGTACCGACTGACGCCGCGATTTGCGACGCCGACGCAGGCGCCGATCAACCTGACCGCGACAACCAGTGGCAGCGACTACCTGGTGCAGTCCGCGCCGGCGACGACGGCGCTCTGGGTCGCCGGCGCCTACACCTGGGCGCGGTGGGTCGATAAGAGCGGCGCGCGGCAGACACTAAGCGAGTCCGGCGACCTGCTGGTAAAGGCCGATCCTGCAGCCACCGTGCAAGGGCACGACGCACGCAGTCACGCGCGCATCGTGCTCGACGCGATCGAAGCGGTGATCGAGGGCCGCGCCAGCAAAGACCAGGAGGAATACACCATCGGGAGCCGCAGCTTGAAGCACACGCCGATCGCAGACCTCATAAAATTTCGCGGCCGCTACAAGGCCGAAGTTCTGAATGAGCGGATCGCAGCAGGCGAAGAAGGCCTCGGCACCGGCAAGCTGGTCTACCGCTTCTGATGCGGGCCGTTTGCGTCAAAGCCTGGGCCGCCATGCGGGCCGGCATTGAGCTGCGCGATGTGTTCGTGTTCGGCGGCTTGGCCTGCGTGGTCGTCGGCGCCGCGCAGATCTACGTCCCCGCTGCCTGGGTGGTTGCCGGCGGCGTGCTGTTCTGGCTCGGAGTGCGTCGCTGATGGGCATACTAGATAAGCTCGAAACCCGCCCGCGCATCGCCCGTGCCGGCTATGCCGCGGCGGCACAGAGCCGCCTGACCTCGTCGCTCGCGACAGAGGCGGAATACATCAACTACACGCTGCGCACCCAGCGGCGTGCGCTGGTGGCCCGCGCGCGCCAGGGCGCGCAAAACAATCCGTACCTGAAGCGGTTTTTTCAGCTGTGCGTCGACAACATCGCCGGCCCGAGCCCGTTCCGCCTGCAGGCAAAAATCAAATACAACTCTGGCAAATTCGACGACGCGGCAAATCGGCAGATAGAAGAAGCGTGGGCGATCTCCGGCCGCAAAGGCCACTGGGACCTGACGCAGCGCTGGTCACGTACCGCGTTGACTCGGCTGATGGTGCGCACCCTGGCCATCGACGGTGAAATGCTGGTGCGCAAGCTGCGCGGCCGCCAGTACGGGCCGAACGGCTACCAGTTGCAGTTGATCGATTCCATGCGGCTGGACGACATGAAAAACGAGTCGCTCCAGGACGGCGGCGCCATTCACATGGGAATCGAGCTGGACGCGAACGGCAAACCGGTCGCCTATCACATCCTCAAGCGCCGGCCGAACACGTGGCAGGGCAACTACTACAGTCGCGAAAGCGACCGCATTCCGGCGTCCGAGATCGAGCACATCTTCATCGCCGATTTTGCTGAGCAAAACCGCGGCGTGCCCTGGGTGTACGCAGCGTTGCTGAACCTCATCCACATCGGCGCGTTCGAGGAGGCCGCGGTGATCGCGGCCCGCGTCGGCGCCACGCAGATGGGATTCCTGCAGCAGCGCGAGGACGCGAACGCCCCGTTGGCGGCGGACGGCAAGGATAGCAAGGGCAATCCGCAAATCGACGCCGAGCCGGCGTCGTTCCAGACCTTGCCGCCGGGATACGAAATGAGCGCCTGGATGCCGAAATTTCCGGACGCCGCCGTGGACCCGTTCTTGAAGGCGATGCTCCGCGGCACCGCATCCGGTCTCGGCGTGGCGTACCACAACCTGGCGAATGATCCGGGGGAAGTGAATTTTTCCACGGCGCGCGTTTTTGGCGGCGACGAACATGAAATGTGGCGCGGTTTGCAGGTGTTCTGGTCCGAGCACTGGGAAGAACCGAACTACGCCGAGTGGCTGCGAGTGCAAGTGCTAAACGGAAATCTGCCGTTCGACTCAACCAAACTGGAGAAGTATCTCGCGGTGACCTTCATCGCCAAAACGTGGCAATCGCCGGACCCGGTCAAGGAGCAAGAAGCGAACGACCTTGCCCTGCGCAACAAGTTGACGAGCCGCACCCGGATCATCGCCGAGGGTGGCGACGACATCGAGGACGTGTTCGACGAGATTTCCGCGGAGGAAGCGCTGGCGAAGTGGAAAAAAGTGGACCTCACCGTGCTGCCGAAACCGCAGGCGAATCCGAAACCCGCGGAGGACGATGCCGGCCAGGGTGCGGGCAAGACGAAGGGCCGCGAAGCGTGAACGGACCAACTCAGGAGGCAAAAATGAAACTTCTCGCCGGCAATGATCTCGAAGCGTTCCGCAAGCTCGATCCATCCGCCGCGATCGCGCTAATCCGCGGCACGACCGGCGAACGAACGTTCGTCGTCGAGCGCGACGCCATCGACAAGGATGCGCGGACCGCCTGGTTCTCGATTGCGAGCGAGCGCGTCTACTCGCGCTGGTGGGGAGAAGAAATACTCGATCACGGCAAAGAGTCGATCCGCACCGAGCGGCTCGACTCAGGCGCAAATTTTTTGGTAGGCCATGACACATCCGACGTGGTCGGAGTGGTGGATCAGTGGGAAATAAGTCCTGAAAAGAAACTTCGCATCCTCGTGCGGTTCGGCCGTTCCGCACGTGCCGAGGAAATCTTCCAGG